GTCCCAAACAATCGCTTCAGGACATTCAGTTTGTCGACGTCCTTCAGCTTGTTTAACTTCTCAAGCTGTCTCACGGCCTCGTCGACGCCGACGAACTTACCTTGAGCATTGAAGAATTCAAGGTTGATGCCGGCATCCTTCAATTGAGCGTTGACCGCCTTCATTTCCTTTGAGGTCTTCGCCAGCCGATCCTTGGAATCGGCCATCCGGTTGAACATCATTGCGACATTGGTTCCCCACGACGACCCTTCCAGGCCCACGCCAGCCCCCAGCCCCTGCAACGCCACCAGGCGCTTGGCGTTTTCGATGCCCTTTAACCCAAGGATATTCTGCGTCGCCCCTGAATAAGACGATGCCGTGACGAGGTCTTGAGGCATCAACCCGAAAGCGTTTTTCGCTCGCTGGGTGAGGTCCGCCATCTTCTCCAGCTCGTTGTCCGCCAGGCCGTAAGCCTCGCGGAGCTTCGCCACCATCGTCGCCGCTTCGGCGCCGGGCAGCTTGAGCAGGACGGCCAGATGGGAGGCGGATTTCAGCCCGCCGTTCAGCACGGTGTCCATCGCTACGCCCTGCTCCTGGAGTGCGCGGGCGACGGACAGGAAATCAGCGGTAGTGCCCGGCAGGGTGTTGCCGAGTTGGATCGCTTGCTTGTTGATGGCCTCGAACTGGGGCGGAATGCGCCCCATGCTGTCCATCATCGCAATCTTGAGGTCGGTGCTGGCCGTCTCCAGATCGGAGAAGGCCTTGAGCGGTGCCAGCATCGCCGCGCCCGCAGCGGCGCCCGCCACGATGGACGACCGCCCGAACGCCGCTGATCCCGCCGCCGCCAGCGCGATCCGCTCGCGGGTCTTGTCGACGTTGCGGGTCAGGCTGTTCATCGCGCCATTGACCACCGCGGACATCTGGTCCGTGGCCTTCAGAATAAGCGCGATATTGAAGCTGGCAGACATGGGCGTTAGGTCTCGTTGGCTTCCCGGATGGCCGCGGCCTTATCTTCGAGATATTGGCGGGTCTCGGCGGCCCACCAGCACAGTTCGCCGAGTTCCATCCCGGCCAGGGTATCCAGGCCGGTGTGACTGGTCTCGGCCAGTTGGATCAGGGCTTGGGGGCCGGGCCAGGCTTTCCCAAGCTGCCCATCGCCTCCTGGAGCTTTAGGACGTCCATCAGGTCCATGTCCTCGATGTCCTCCATCAGCACGCTCTTGCCGTCGATTTCGACGACTTGCGCCATGAGCGCGAACATCAGCCGGCTGGAGTCGTCGCCGGCGGCGCGCTGAGCGTCGATCAGCGCCCTGCCCTTGCGACGGTAAAAAACGGCCTGGACGCCGGAGGGGAGGATGATGGTGTCGATAATCGCGGGCTGTTCGTTCGCCATATTGGTCCTTTAGGTGTCCGGGAAAATAGCGGTCGGCACGTCGGCGCCAGAAAGCGCCGCGCCTTTTGTGAATCGAATTTCCTGATAGCTGCCCCGCGCATAACTGCCGAGACCGTCGTTGCCGACCATCAGTTGCGTAGGTGCGCAGGACAGGCTGGCGGTATAGGTGCTGCCGGCTTGCGCACCGTTCAGGTACAGCTTGTGGCTGTCGCCGTCCTTTGTCAGCCGAATGAATTTCCACTCATTAAGCGCCATGCCGCCGCCGGTAATGCGAAATGCGCCGTTCGCATAGACTTTGAGGAAATTGAGCGGGCTCGCGCCTTCAACGTAGATATAAAGTGAGTTCGCCGTCGTGGTACCTATCAGACCGAACAGGCACTGCGTGCCAGTCTGTGGCCCCTGATTCGCCCACAAATCAATTGTGAATTTATCGGTGGCCCCGACGTCCCAGTCGGCGGAATCAGCGATTGTCAAATAATCGCCCGATCCGTCGAGCAGCACCGACCGACTACCGCTAAATTTGACGACCGCATCGTCGATCTGGGCATTGCCCGATACAGTGACCGAATGCCCGAACACGTCCGTGATTCCCGTGCCTCCGTCGGCGCCGGTCGGGTGGATCAGCAACACACGGCTGCCGGAATCCGCGGCGGCGGCTCCTGGCTTGCAGCGCTCCCGAAATCCTGGGAGAGGGATCATGCCGCCGTCTCCCCTGATAGGTACAACACCGCGGCGGCGCCGGCATTGGAATCGCAGGACAGCGAGCCTTGGGCATATTGCCCGGCCGACTTGGTGTGAGTGGAGAAATTATGGACGGCGGCGCCGGCACCGGCGGTAAACGTCACTTGCCCCGCGCCAACCTGACGCCACGATACCGTCCATCCGACTGCCAGATCGTTCGCCACCGTCACCGCCACAGCCGACGCCGAAGTGAACCGCAGCACGGAGCCGCTCGGCACAGTGGCGGCATCAATCGTGTAGGTCGTTCCGGAAACGGTGATCTGATGCTCAATAAAACCGTGGATTGCTCCGTTGTCCTCGATAATCAGTAGCGAGTTTTGAGCGGTCTTGCCCCCGGTACCGTCGAACCGCATCACTGCGTTGTCGGTCGAACTGGCAGGCCCTGCCGCTTTCCCGGCCAGGGCCGTCGCGGTCGTGGTCGCGAAATTGGCGTCATCGCCCAAGGCCGCGGCCAATTCGTTCAGGGTGTCTAGCGTGCCCGGCGCGCTATCGACGATCGCAGCCACCTCAGTCCGCACAAAAGCCGTCGTCGCCAATTGCGTCGTGTTGGTGCCGCCGGCGGCGGTCGGCGCCGTCGGCGTGCCGGTCAATGCAGGCGATGCCAGCGGCGCCTTTGCAGCCAGCGCGGAGGTTGTCGCCAACCCGGTCAGGGCCGACTCAAGCGAAGCGCGGGGCACGTCACCGCCGGTCGGCGAGACACCCGCGACCGTTTCGACTGCGCCGCCACCAACCGCCCCGAGGGCGGTATCCACGTCCTCCAGCACGTGCTTGATGGCGGCGAAGTTCGCCCGAATATCCGAGGTCTTGGCGTTACCGCGGACCGGCTTGGTGGGGTCGATCCCGGTCAGGTCCAGGGCCATCGTTAGGCTCCCGTGTTGGCCTTATAGGCTGCGAGCAGATCGTTGCCGTTGGCCTTGTGGATATTCGACAGCGCGTCGAACTCGACGATGTCGACGCCATCCATCACCACCCGGATGTAATAGCAACTGTACGGGCTCGTAAACTCGGCATTATCTTGCTGTTTAAACGTGCCTAACGGGAACTTCGTGAAGGCCACAGTCAGAAACGCCACAAGCGGCACCTGCTCCAGCCGGCCCTGGCTGTTGTAGCTCTCGACGTTGGCGCGCACCTGCAAGGCGAGGAACGAATACGGGTCCGCCACCTTGGCCATCACCTCCCGATAGAAGCTGCTCCACTTGATTTCACCCGTCATCTTTTCGATGCCGGCGGGCAGTTCGATGGAGCCGACCATGCCAAGGGCCTTGTGCTCGACCATTTTCATGGCGACGTCTGGCAGCTTGATCTCTTCGGTGCGTCCCAACTGGCTGCCGCCATCCAGGTAGATGTTGGCGTTGGTGATGCGATTGACTTTGATCGACATGGCTTAGGCTCCCTGGGTTCCGAGCGACCGGAGATAGTCGATATTGATCCGCACCTTGTAGGTGATCCGCTCCGCCGGCATGGGCGGCAGGAAGTCGCGGCGGAATACGACATGACCGAGCGCCAACTCGGTCGGCGTGTTGTCGCCGGGGTCGTACCAACAACGGCCGTCCAGAATCGCGCCATCGCCGATCAGCTTCCGCAGAAACTGGTTGACCGATTCGGTCACTGAATCGATCCATGCGTCGGTGATCGGCTGATCGATGAATTGCAGGCTGAAATACTCGATGCTCTCGTCGATGATGTCGCCGACGGCCAGCACGCTCTCGAAGTTCTCCGGCGTCGTATCCGTGGGCCAGGCCGCCGAGCGGTTGCCCCACAGGCGCCGGCCGGAGCCGAACATATTGAAGACCGTGGTGATGCCCGCCTCGTTGAGCAGATTCGCCTCGCTGTTCGGATCGTTCACCGATGCGGTGATATGCCGCTCCAGCCCGGTCACTCCGCTCAGCTCATGGTTGGAGCTGCTCCACCAGTAACCGCGCTCGATGTCGATGGCATTGCCCAGACCCGCCGCGTGCATGGACAGCGGCTCCAGCCGTTCCGGCGCGCTGCCGTCCCACACCGTATTGCCGCCGTCCCAAAGCTCGGCGCTCATGTCGAGGACCTTGATGTGGGGGAAGTGCAACTTTGCCCGCTTGCTCGACGTGTTGAAATTGATCGCACCGGCCGGGCCCCTGCCCGTGATCGCCTGCGCGGGGGTCAACCCAAGGGGCGCGTCGATATAGGCGCGAGCGCGAATCTTGTCGGCCAGGGTGATCATCGCGGCAGTGACAGCCGCCAGCGTCGAATACACCGGGGCGATCAGCCGCTTCGGGTAGAAGCCGAAGGCCTGGAAGGAATCCAGCAGCGCCTGGAGGCCGGAGCGAACCCCGCCGCCGCTGGTCGTGCCGATGATGTCGGTGGAATCGACCAAGGTAGGGTCCAGATAGTCGTACTCGGTCGCCTTCACGGTTGCGCCGGCGGCAATCGCACCGGTCGCCACGCGGGTGATCGTGCCGCTGACCGCGTCGAGGGTGTAATCGGTACCCGCGGTGTAAGTCACCGAGCCGCCGGAATTCTTGAGCACCAGTCCGGAAACCGCCGGATGCTCGAGAATCACCTTGTCGGTCTCGGCGTCGAAGGTCAGCGTCTCGTTGGTCACCGACGACTTATGGACAGCCGGGTCCAGCACGTTGACCACGATCACCACGCCGGCGGTCGGTCGGGCCTGGGTGAAGTTCGCGTTCAGGGCCGCGGCGGCGGTAAATCCAGCGTTCCACAGATCCGGGCCGAACTGTGCGGCATCGGCGTCGCTCATCACCAACGTGGGCTCATTGACCGGCCCCATGGGGGCGAGGCAAATCAAACCCGTGACGGCCGATTTGACCACCCGCACCGGGCGGGCACCGGTCGAGATTCGAACAGTCTCAACGCCGTGCAAATAATTGGCGGGCATCAGGCGGCTCCTTTCTTCGGTTTGGCCGGCGGCGCGTCGGGCTCGGGATCGTCATCGATCACCAGATGTCCGAGGCTTACCAGGCTCTGCACGTACTCGTTATCGTCCGGCAGCTCGACCTCACGGCCACGGTGCAGGACGACATCCCGGCTGGCACCGTCCGCCAGCCGCAGGGTAAACGCCGTGTTACACGGCCCTTCATATGTGAATTTTCGGAGCATCGACGCCAACCTCCTGAGTCGGGGCGTAGTAATCAATTGCCGTATACAAAGGCCCGGTCTCGGGCGTAGCGTCCTCGATCTGCATCGAATCCGCCTCGAACAACGTCACGTAGTACCAGACGCCAGTTTTCTCCTGGAGAAAGCGCTCCTGGACCGCCCGAAGCTTGCTGCAATGAGCGGGGGCGAACCCCACCAGATGCGCCCTCAGCAGATCCAGGCGAGCGACCGCGCCATCGCGGCCGTTGAGCTGCCTGAATACGGTCGTGACGGCGATTCGGACGCTACGGTCCTGGGCAATCACACCGATATCCAGGCTCTCCCCGAACGATCCGCCGGGATAGGCAATCAGCAGCGCGCCTTTCGGATGGTTGAGTCGGTATCCATTTGGGTCGTCGGGAAAGAACTCAACGGCCAGGTCGGGATTGAATTCGGTCAGCCGGCCCTTAACCGTCTCCAGAATGTCGCTGGTCTGTCCCATCAGTATTGGTCCAGCGTCGCGTCTGGGAACGCCCGGTCGGACGCCCTGACCCGTGCGGCGCCGGGCTCCGGCTGCACGGCCTGGGTCGCTTCGATACCGAGAGTCAGCTTGCCATCGCGGATCGACGCCAGCATCTTCATCGCCCCGTCATACTCGCGGACCACGTCCTTCGGGACTTCCGTCTCCGGCCGGCGGCTGTACAAATCGTGCCGAGCCAGCTTGATGGCAATCGTCGCGACCGTGGTGGGCACAGCCTCCAGGGGCAGCGTGTACCGGCCGCGCAGATGGTCGTCGATCACATCCTCGACATTGCCGACGATCTCTTGGATCACCGCCAGATCAGGGATCGTGGCCTCCGGATCGTCGTTGCTCAATTGAATCAGCGACGTTTCCGGAATGCCCCGAGTCACCCGGTCGATGGATGCGTAGCGCATATCAGTCCGCGGCCTTTGGCGCGCTGGCGATCACACCCAGCGCACCCAGGCGCTCCGCCTGTTCGTCAGTGAGAGCGATCAGGTCGCCGGGCCGATAACTGCGGTCGGCCGTGTCGATCCGGTCGAGCACTTCGTAGGATCGTGGCTCGGATTCGGCCGGCTCACCTTTGTTGGTCTTGCCCGCCATTACGCCACCGCGTCCTTGAACAGGCAACCCACTTCCACGGCGCTGATGAGTTCCTTGACGTGCTCGCCGACCCGTACCTTCACGCCGCCTTCCAGGCCGATGTCGGCGTCCTGGATCGTACCGCCGATACGCTCACCCCATTGGGCGGTGAAGGCAAAGGTCGGCAGGCCCATGTTGCGAACGCTGCGGACATTGGGATCGATACGGGCGAAGCCGGCGTCCTTGCCCCAGGCCCGGGCATAGGTTGCGGTTTGGCCCGGCTTGGCGGTTTGGGTGAACGTCTCGCCGACCAGGAGCTGATCCAGTTCGAAGAAGTCGGCAACAGCCTGGCGCTCCAGCTTGCCGCTGGCGGTTAGCGCGGCGCCGGTACCGAGCTTGCCCAACACTGCGGCCACCAGCTTCGGGTGCTTGCGCAGCTTGGTCCACACCGCCCGGCCCATCCAGCCAAAGTTAGGCCGCACCAGCATGAGATCGAGCATGTCGTCGATCGCGGTCGCCGGGTCGGAGTTGGTGTAGTCCGACCATTGGCCCGTGCTGCTCAGCGTCGTGCGCAGTGCCGAGTTGTAGTTGGTCAGGGTCGTGAACAGCGTCGCGACGCGCACCTCGCGAGACAACTCGACCAGGGTCGCGACGCCCTCGGCGGCGACGCCCTCGGGATCGTAGTTGGTGCCCTGGGCCGAGCGGATGTCCTTGTTCGGTACCGGCGCGTCGAGACCATAATCCTCGGTGCTGTCGGTCGTGTCGGTGCCCGAGAACTCCACCTGGTTCGGTCGTCCGGTCCGGCCCACCTTGGTGTCCGGGACGGTAAACAGTTCGGCGGTCGTCAGCTTGGAATAGATGAACTTTTCGCCGGGAACTTGAATCCGCGGGCAGATCAGGTCGGCGATCATGCCCATGGGCTTGACCGCCATGGCGATCTGGGTCAATCGCGATTGTACGGTAAACGGTGCGGTGTTGGTCGTCATGGGTCTCTCAGTTCAGTTGGGTTATGCGCCCTGCATGATCGAAGGGGCCAGCAGGATCAGGCCGATGTCGCCCGCCGACGCCGACACCTCGGCAATGCCGATGATGTGGGCATTCACGCCCTGGGCAGGCGCGGCGGCGACAGCCTTGCCGTTGCTGTCCGCCGTCAACTTGGCGCCGCGAGTCACGGTGCCGCCGAACTCGACCGGCACGATGCCAGCCCGGTTGACGTCCACGCGATCATTCGCGGCAGCAGCGGCAATCGAGCCAGTGACGCCGAACAGCGCTTCGGTCGAGGCCGTGGCCTGGGTGACTTCGCCATCATTGGAACCGCACTTGACGATGCGGAACGCGGCGATGGCCGCGGTCGCGATGTAGGTCTTGGCGAGAAGAACGTTGCCTAGAATAGCCATCTCAACTCCGGTCCTTGTCGGCGTTGACGGCATCCACCGCCTCTGCCAAGGAAATCATCTGACCCTGTTCCTTCAGGGTCGCTTGATAGGTGCGCGCTCGGGCGGCAATCTCCGCATCGGACGCAGCGAGCTGGGTTCCGGCGGCTCGGTCGGCCGTCGCCTGCTGGCTGAAATTCAGCACCGGCGGCAGATCGGAGAGCAGCGCCTTGAGGGCCGTCACGGCCGACCGCTTGCTCTCGCCCTCGCCGAACTCGATCAGGCCGCCGTCGGCCGTCGGCGCGCTGGCCAGCATCAACAGATCGACGACCGTGTCGCGATGTTTGGCCGCCAGGCGAGCCTTGCCGTCGGCGCCGGGTCCGATCAGGGATTCGGCAAACGCCGTGGCGTCGGCGGTCCGGGCTTCCAGTGCGCGGGCCGCTTCACGGGCTTCGATGTCGCGCAGCTTGCCGCGCAGCTCGTCGGCCTCCGCTTGCAACGTTGCGAGTTGTTCGGGGGTGGGGGGCACGGGGGTCTCCTGTTGTTCACTGAACTGGCTGGACATGGCGCCTTCGGCCGCGTCCTTCTGAATTTCTTCCTGGGCGCTCTGCTCCAGGGAGCCGACGTCATAACCGGGCACGACCTTGTCGGCCTCGTCGACACCGAACTTCCCGATAATCCATTCCCGCAGATTGCGCCACAAACTCGCGCTCGTGGCGTCGTCCCATTCGCCGAGCGTCACCAGGTCCGCCGACTCCGCGAGCGCAACCGGCCGCAGGCCCTTGACGGCCGGCGGCATGGCGCCGAGGAATCCAACGTGGTGCAGGTAGTAAACGCCGGGAACGGGGTTGGCGGGGGAATCGGGCCGGTAAAAGGCGGCTGAGCGCTTCTTGAATCGTCCTTCACGGACCATCTCAGCGAATGCGGGGTCCACTTGCGTGGGCTGGGCATTCAGATCGCCTCCTTCGGCCAGCAGCGCCGAAACCCAACCGTAGGCGGGCGCGTCGTGGGTGGGATGCCCAACGACGATGGGCGCCTCGTGCTTCTCGGGATCGTAGGCCGCCGCGCAGGCAGCAACGTCCGCCGGAGTCATTTCGACGGGATCGCCCGACATGGCGACATGCCGGCCGGCTCGGAAGATGTGGATAGGTGGTGTTGCCATGGCGCCATTTTGAGCGCCAAGGGCGGGGGGATCGGATTAAACCGGGTTAGTTTCTGGCGGGATGTGCCCGTTAAGGCAAAGACAGGGGATGCGGATGGTGCGGGAAGCCGTTTAAATCCTCGCAGGCGCGTTTAAACATTTTTGGCCCCGGCGTGTATCGCGACTCATCGCTCCGCGCGCAGTGTAGCGCCTCTCAGGCGGTCGGCGAAAGCCGAACGCACGCCCTTTTTGGGTATCGATCGGATTTCGTCCGCCGTGAACTCCCTGGAAGCCCATATTTAAACGGGGTTCCAGCAGTTTTCAAGCCTACCCAACAACTCGCGCCAGATAATCCAGCACGTCGTTCAGGACCGCTTCTTCGGCGTCCGGCTGAAGGCTGCCATCGGGCGTGATCGGCAGCGATGGGCGAGGTGGCAGGATCGCGGCATGGCCGCGGCCGGCGGCGCCGCCCAGGTTCTGGATCGCCGCGTAAATCTTGCTCTGCCCAATCTGAGCGAACATCGGCCCGAACTCGGTCGTGGTCGATGCGGCCAACTGTCCGGACACCTGCTCCTTCGGCCCCGGCCAATGCCCATGCTTGGCGCGGCTCTTCTTGGTCGATCCGGCCAATTCCGGCCAGGACGGACGGCCCTCGGCGGCGAAGTTCGCTTCGGCTTCATCCATCAGCGTTGCCGCCACCAGGGCCATCGCCGGCCCCAGGTCCTGCCCGGCGGCGGCCAGTCGCGTCATCGCGGCGCGAAAGCGGGCCAGGTCGGCGGCGTCGAATTGAACGGTGAACGGTGCGGCCATCAGCGCCCCAGCAGCTTGCCGATCTGGCGGTCATAGTGGGCGGGAT